AGCAGGGGAGATCACGCAGAACCTTGGGGTTGTTGAAAAAGCCTGGGCGGCTATCCGTGGCGAAACTGCGAAGACTCTTGATGCGCTGAAGAACGTCGGGCGTGAACAAGATGAGCAGTTGCGGGTCGCTGAGCTCACTCAAAAACTGGCTTATCTGCAATCGACAGTCGGTACCGGTTATGAGGATAGCGATGCGAAAGACCGCATCACGGCGATCACGGATGAACTGAGCTTCCTGAAGGACAAGCGGGACGCAAGCGCTGACATTGCGAAGTATGACGCCGACACGGCTAAGGCTCAGCAAGACGCTGTTTCCGCGATGTCGAAAGTTGATGCTCTCACCAAGTCGTCGCTGACCAATGAACAGAAGCGCGCCGAGGCGATCAAGGACTACAAGAAAAGCCTGGATGATATTCGGAAGGTCAACCCGAACGACTCCCGACTCGATCCTGCCGCGGTCGCCAAGAACATGGCGAACCTCAACGACAAATTCAAGGATCCGAAGGCTGCCGCCGGCAGCGTCGACCTGACCAGCTTCAACAACGCGAAGAATGTATTGGCCGAAACCCTGGCCTACTACAAAAACGCGGATAAGGAGCTCGAAGCCTCTCAGCGGGCTGGGGTTATCTCTCAGGCCAGCTACACCGAGCAACGCGTCAGTCTGCTGCAGCAGGAGGCTTCCGAAGTCGCTCAGAGCTATCAGTCAGAAATCGACGCGCTCGAAGCGGCCAAGGCCAAAAAGGGCACGACCGCGGCGCAGGTCATCCAGATCGATCAGAAGATCGCCGATGCCCGCAGCGCCATGGTCAAGGCTCAGCGGGATGCTGACACCGAGCTGAATGTTCTGCAGAAAAACGAAGAAGGTCGGGTCAAGAAGCAAACTGCGGCCTCGGAAGCGTATGTCGCTCAGCTCGAACGCCAACGCGCCGCGCTTGAAGCATCTGGCACGCGAGCAGCAAATGGTCTTGGCCTGGGAGATCGTCAGCAAGGTCTTCAAAACAGCCTCGACGGGGCGACAGACAAGTTCAATGAGGAGCGCGCCAAGCTGCTGGATCGTCGCCGGACGGCTCCAGACAAGTACAGCATGGATGACTATCAGAAGGATCTGGCGAACCTCGAAACCGCTGAGGGCCGTTATCGGGCAACCGTGGTCGGCAACTACGACAAGATGTCTGTAGCCCAGTCCGACTGGCAATCCGGTGCTACATCAGCCTTCGCGAACTACCTGGACAGCGCGAATAACGTGGCCGGGCAGACGAAAAGCCTGTTCACCAATGCGTTCAGCTCCATGGAAGACGCCGTCACGCAGTTCGCCATGACCGGCAAGCTGTCGTTTGGCGACTTTGCCAAGTCCGTGCTCGCCGATATGGCAAAGATTGCAATGCGGCAGGCGAGTTCCTCGGCGCTGAGTGGTCTGTTCGGCTTGGCTGCCAATGTGGCAGGTGCCTATTTCGGCGGTAGCGGCAATGGTCTGGCCTCAGGCTCTGCCGGCGCTACTTCGTCGAATGTTGGCGCATCACAAGCCGGCTACTCGTCGACCTACTTCCCGCAAGCTAAGGGCGGCGCCTGGTCCGGCGGCGCGCAGATGTTCGCCAATGGCGGTGCATTCTCCGACAGCGTGGTCAGTTCTCCGACAGCGTTCGGGATGGCCAACGGCAAAACCGGCGTGATGGGCGAGGCTGGTCCTGAGGCGATCGTGCCTCTGGCCCGCGACTCACAAGGTCGCCTCGGCGTTCGCGGCGGGGCCAACTCCAGCACGGTTAACGTCAGTGTCACCGTGGACGCCTCCGAAGGTGGCGGCTCTTCACCTGATCCAGCGCGCCTGGCCGAAGCCATCAAGGTTGTCTGTCGTCAGGAAATCGCAACCGCTCGCCGTAACGGCGGGCAACTCGCTTAAGGAGGCGTCATGCCGACATTCACATGGGTTCCGACCTACGACGCCACCAAGACGATCACCCCGACGGTCAAGGTCATCAAGTTCGGCGATGGGTACGAGCAGCGGCAGGGAACCGGTATCAACCGACAGCCGCGCAAGCTCGCCCTGACCTTCAAGCGGCTCAAGGCGGAGATCGAAGCCATCGATGCCTTTCTCAAGGCCCGAGGCGCAATTGAATCCTTCGACTACACGCACTCCGGCCAATCGACGGGGAAGTATGTCTGTCGTGAGTGGGTCCGTACCAACATCGCCAAGGGCGTTGACGGCCTATCCATGACTTTTGATGAGGTGTTCGAATGAGCGAACTTCAAGGTCAGCTCTCGCTCGCGAAGGGCCTGACGATATGGGAAGGCTTTGAGTTGGTGCTGCCCGGCCAAACGATCCGCTTTCACGCCGGAACCAACGAACTGTTGGGCTCCGTCGTATGGCAGGGCAACACGTACACCCCTTGGCCAATCAATGCTGCTGAGTTCGCCACGCCCAGCCAGGGATCACCGGCCAGACCAAAGCTTCAGGTCGGCAATTTCGGCGGGAACATTTCAGCGTTGTGCCGGGCGTATGAAGACCTGCTCGCGGTCAAGCTGAAGCGCCGCCGCACGCTGGTCAAGTACCTTGATGCGGTTAACTTCTCCGCCGGCAACCCCACTGCCAGCCCAGCCGAAGAGTACCCGGTCGAAACCTGGATCATCACGCGCAAGGTCAACGAGACGCCGGCCGCGATCGAGTTCGAGCTTGGCTCACCGCTCGACCTGCAGGGTGTCAAGCTCCCACGTCGTCAGGTGGTGGCAGGCACCTGCCTGTGGGAGTACCGAAAAGGCGAGTGCGGTTACGCCGGCGGGCCGGTGGCGGACTATGCCGACAATCCAACCAGCGATCCCGCCAAGGACCAATGCAGTCTGACCATGAGGGGCTGCAAGAAACGTTTTGGCGCAAATGGCGAGCTTCCTTTCGGCGGCTTCCCGGGCAGTGCCCGCGTACCGAGGTTTTGACCATGAGCGAAGTATTCAATAAGTGCCGGGCTGAGGCCGAAGTGCATGCCCGTGCGGAGTATCCTCGCGAGTCGGTCGGCCTGGTCGTCAGCGTGCGCGGCAAGCCGTCCTATGTGCCGTGCCGCAATCAGTCGGAAGAGCCGGATCACTTCATCCTCCATCCAGAGGACTACGCCGCCACCGAAGACCTGGGCGACATCATTGCCGTCGTGCACTCCCACCCGGACGCTGGTCCAGAGCCCAGCCTGCACGATATCGCCAGTCACGCGGTCAGCCGCATGGCGTGGTGGATCGTTGGCCTGAAGGATGGCGCTGCGACCTGGCATGAAATGCCGGCCGCTGGCGAAATGCCGCTGGAAGGTCGCGTGTTCGTCCATGGCGTCATCGACTGCTATACCCTGGTCCGCGACTACTACCGCCAAGTGCTTGGCATCACCCTGCCGGACTTCCACCGCAAGGACGACTGGTGGCACAACGGCGAGAACCTGTACGTCGATAACTTCGCCATGACCGGCTTCGTCCCAGTCGATACGCCAGAGCAAGGCGACCTGATCGTCATGGCCATCGGTAGCCCAACACCGTGCCACGGCGCGATCTGGCTGGAAGGCGATGTGCTGCTGCACCACCTCTATGGCCGACTGAGTTGCCGCGAGGTCTACGGACGCGCCTACCGTGAATGCACGACGCATATCATGCGCTATAAGGGAGCGAAGGCTCCTGACGAGGACCGGCGCACCATCAAGGACTGCTCGAATCGATTTGACGGCGCGAAGCCGCTGCTCACACCATTCCCGGGGATGTCACGCACATAGGCCCTGTATTTGTGCGCATCCCGCCTGTTAGAGTCTCCAAAACATATGGAGGCTCACAAATGCGGAAGATTCTCACGGCCCTGGCGCTGATCGCGCTGGCGGGGTGCACAACCCCTTCTGATTTGAAATCAGATGCGCCAGTGTTCACGTCAGCTACCAAAAAATCACCTAAGCAATATGGCCTTTGTGTCTTCCCTAAATGGCAGGACTTGAACGCTGGGTCGACGATGACCGAAACAGAAACCGGTTATCGTCTGGTAATGGCGAATCCAGGAATCGGCCAAACTGACGAGCTTCTTGAAATCGAAAAAACCCCAACAGGCGCAACGGTCAGTCACTTCCAGCGCATCGCCTGGATTCAAGCGGGGAGAGGAGAAGTCTCGAACGCAGTAAAAAAGTGCATTTGAGTGACTAAAAAGACATACCGCCTTCGGGCGGTTTTTTTTGGACCGGAGAAAAGTATGAGCACTGCCCACAACAAAGCCATGACCCTGATTTTGCTGTCCGGCAGCCTGGCCAAGGCCTTTGGCCGCGAACATTTCCGTCAGCTTGAAACTGGAACGACCAACGAGGCGTTCAGCGCTCTGAAGCATACAGTTCCAGGCTTCGAAGATTTCATTCGTGATTCTGCACGGCTGGGTCTGCGCTTCGCGATATTCCGCAATCGCGAGAATATCAATCAGGATGGATTCACCCTGAGCGGGACAACTGAAATCCGTATCGTGCCAGTCATTGCAGGAAGCAAGAGCGGCGGCATCCTTCAGACTGTTGTTGGAGTTGTGCTGATAGTAGCGTCCTTTTTTGTACCGGGTTCGACTCCCGCCGCGCTTGCAGCTTCTTCAGCATTACTTGGCACGGGTATCGCTCTGACCGCTGGCGGCGTGATTCAAATGCTCACCCC